ACGGAGGCCCGTGACACGACGACCGCCGAGGAGCAGGGTAATGGTCATCCACTCGTACTCGCGTCCGTTGTAGATGTTCATTGGAGTAGGATTACTTAGATGTTACAGCTGTGAAGCCAAGCTCTACGTCGATGTAGCGGGCATAGCCAAAGGGGCGCACCGAGAGCTTTGCTCGCACCTCCGACGTCGCAAGGACATTGGTAGGCAGGATCTCAAAGCGACAAGCGCTACCCGTAGAATCATCGGCAGAGAGTTCCCCCTTTGCGGTCATAGCTCGGTCGATAGCCGACGTAATTTCCTGCTCCCAGCTACGCACGGTTGCAGGGTGCAGCGTTCCGTCGGCTTCAAGTTCAAGCTCGTCGAGAAGGAAGGAGAGGAGGGTGTCGTAGGCGATACGGTAAGCCTTGTCGATCGTTCGGCGTGCAGTGACATGAGCATAGTCGTCAGACTCGCTCGTCGCCAGACGATCGTCGCAGAAATAGAATCCTGCCCGGCCGACATACTGACGAGGGACGATATACCCCTTAGTGTAGAGGTCAGCGACAGCACCTGTCTGCTGCTCGATAGGCTGACCGCTCAGATAGATTGCATCGGCGGCGATCTTACCATCTCGCACGCGACCTACGTTGCGCTGCACTGCACTTGCCGCAATGCGACCAGCCAGGAGACCAACAGCAGCACCCTTACCATCAGGCTGGGTGTCGCCGACAAAGACACCTACTCTGTTGCAACCGAGCTCGCCAAGGTCCTTGAGCCCCTGACGCTTGAAGCCACGGCCTTCAAGGATGACGAAGAGTGGTGCATAGAGCGCCTCGGTTGCATACACTGCGGTCTCTTGAGCCTTAGGGATAGCCGAGAGCACATCGGCGACGATCCCCTCTGCGGCCTCAGGCTCATCCTGGGCGTCTAGGGCGATGGCTACTGCGCGCAGACGGCCCTTACACAGGGTGATGAGCTTACGAAGCTCGCCAGCCTCGTCTTCGGTGTCCCCCTTCGTGCAGAGCTCGGTCATCGTCTTCGTCTTCTCGACGCCGTAGATGATGACCTCCGTACCTTCACCAGCCTCAGAGTAGAACTCACGCACGTGCTTATAGAGGACAGCATTGTTCTTCCCCGTGACCTTAAGGCCCTTCAGGTCTCCAACCGATCGGATGGAATAGGTCTTACCGAGCTCGTAAGTTGAGCCAACGGCCGTAGAGGCGACCATGAGAGCGAGGAGCCCATCGGGAGAGTCGCCCACCTTGCCGAGGTTGCCCTCGGCAAAGGTGATTTTAACTCGTGGTAACTGTGCCATGATCGTTGCTGTTAGACGTTACCCTCCGCAATCAGGAAGAGCCCCTTCTTGTCGTAGCGTCGGTGGCTACCGCCAAGGCGCATCAGGAAGGAGTAGATGTCTCCGTAGTACTGCGGATCCTTTTCACTGGCGAACATCTCGATCTTGCCCATGGCACGAGACACACAACTCTTCTGCCATGCAAAGCCTGCTGCAACCTCGGTTGCATCGCCTCCATCGGGAGTTGTAATAAGCTCTCCATTGGCCTTCATTCGCAGCACCGTACTGCGAGAGAAGATGTCAATGTTGTAGAGGCGACCTACCGTTCCCTTTGACACGTCGGCCGAAGCCAGGAAGGCCATTCGGTTCGCTTCTGTAAGGCTGTCAAGTAGGTCGGCATACATATCTGAGTCAATGATCAGATAGCGGCCTGTGGCTGGGAGATCTTGCTTGTCCATGCGGATAGCAATCTGGTGGACGACTTTATCGGTCATCTTCAGACGACGACCTGTACCCTGTGTGGTGTGGGCATCGCGCTGTGCGCCATCAGTCAGGATGGTGTGTGCCGAATCAGCCCCCTTCGCCCAGCGCTGCAGGATGAGCTCAGAGGCGACACGACGCATCTCCTCCTTGTCATTGAGGATGATTGAGGAGCGCTTGTTATAGGACAGCTCGACAGTGTCAGCGTGAGAGATGTGCACGGGATCACTAGTGAGTTCATCCAGCTCATAGGTGAGATCCTGGTCCGTTCGCTCTGTAGGCTGAGCGGGCTTGGTGGTGCGGTTTACCTGCACCTTGCTGGGTCTGCCTGCATTGGGCACGTGGACAATTTTATTGTCCACGTACTGGGAGTCATCCTCCGACTTCTGCACAAAGGAGTTGTCTGGGAAGAAGTTCTCTTGCAGGGTGTCGATCCAGACTTCGGTCTGTAAAGGCATAATTGTTTGTTTTGGTTAATAGGTTGGTTTATCGTCGGAAGGTCAGCCCTTATACTCCGTGCCGAAGCGCTCACGGAAGAGCGCCTTGAAGCCTTCAAAGTCGACCTCCTTATACTCACTGAGAAGCTCGGCCTTATCCAGCTCATCCCAAGTCTTGTTTGCGAACTTGCTGGAAGGTGCTCCCCCTTCCCCCGTCTCGATATATCGGCGCGCGAAAGAGGGGTTCTTCTTAGGCGTCGCCTGCGCAGATGGAGGGAGCGAATTAATGAGCTGACGGGTAGCGTCTGGATTAGACTGCATGAGGGCTGTGTAGTGCGGCAGGAGCTCCTGGGTGATTTTCCCAGCCTCAACCGCTGCGTGGAGGAAAGTTTCCGTCTCCTGCGCTTGGAGCTGAGAGAGCTGCGCGCGAAGCGTTTGGTTCTCCTCAGCGAGCGCCTGCTTCTGCTGATAGAGGTCCTGTACGCCTCTCGTGACATCAGCCTCGGTGGCGGTGTTGGAGAACGCTGGACAACTCTTACGGATGTCATCGATTAGTGCCATGTTATCTATCATTTGTGCCTGTTTGTTCAGGCGGTTATCAAAGTACTTACGTATTTCCTCTGCGGAGGAAGAGTTGGTAGGACTATCGTCGTCATGGTCCATCGAGTAGACCCCATCGATAAGCCCCATTGAAAGACACTCTTGAGACGTAAGCCAGTGGTCTTGCCCATCATTGAAGTACGTTGCCTCAATATCCTCAGGAGACTGCTGTAGGCGACCTGCGATCATTCGTGCTAAATCCCCTTGCAGTTGTTCCATCTGCTCTGCCATCTGACGCAGATCGTGGCTGTTCCCATATGTGCCACCACTCACATTGTGGAGCATGAGCTTGGCGTATGGCGACATATAGAGTGGTTTACCGCACAATGCTATGATAGCGGCCATACTTGCAGCAACCCCATCGATATAGATGGTGATATCTGCTTTGCTATCATGCAGCGCCTGGTAGATCGCCAGACCAGTGTACACGTCGCCACCGATACTATTGATGCGCACATCAATCTTGCTATACGTGCGGGAGAGCTCTAGAAGCTCGGCAACGACACGTGCATCGGTGATATCCGAGTACATGCCAATCTCACCATAGAGAAGGATAGCCACCTCGCCAGAGGAGGAGGGCAGGACATTAAAAATGGAGGTTCTACGTGCCATGAGTGCTGTTCTTTTGGGAGCAAATTTATGGGCACATACCATCTTTTCGCAAATCGCATTTTACACACATAACACTCTGATTATATGATATAAACAGAAGGTTAGATGATGAAAATTCGATTTGCGAAAAGCCCCTATTGCGTGCGAACTTTGCCTCAGGAAAGAACGAAACAACAGGTCACATGGCAAAGACTCAAGATACCCCCAACAGCAACAAGCGCGAGATGGCACAGCGCCTCTACGTAGACAGCGGATACACTCAAGATGAAGTAGCCAACATCATAGGTGTATCGCGCCAGACCATCGTGAGGTGGGCAAAGACATACCATTGGCAAGAGCTTAAAGCTGCAACTTCGGTTTCACCAGCCGAGCAGATTCGTCAGCTTCGCCAGCAGATAGCCAACATTAACGAGTCGATTCTCAAACGTCCACTTGCAGAGCGCTGGGCCACCCCAGCCGAAGCAGACTCTCTCAACAAGCTTGCTGCAGCCATCCAGAAGCTCGAGAAAGAGGTTGGCATTGAAGACCTCGTGAACGTGGCCATGGGTATGACAGCATGGGTCAGAGAGAGTGACACCGACAAAGCAAAAGCACTCGGTGCACTCTTTAACGCATACATCCAACACATCAGCGGGGGAGGGCGCAAAGCATGAATCAATCGGAAAAACAAGCCCTTGCAAGGTGGGAAGAGTTCCACCGCTCAATGCAGAGCAACATATTTGTTGACACCTCCCTCGCAGCGCATGAGGTGGAGGCTCTACGCCTACAACTAGAAGCCGATCCTATACGCTGGATACAGCATATCTTCCCAGCCTATGCAAAATACCCCTCTGCGGACTTTCAGAAAAAGGCTATCCTCCGCATCATCGAGCACGAGGAGTGGTACGAAGTACTCTCGTGGGCACGTAGTCTAGCGAAGAGCACGGTGGCGATGTTTGCCCTCCTCTATCTCGCTCTCACAGGTCGGAAGAAGTTCATCATTTGCGCCTCCGCAACGGAGGATGCTGCCATACGACTTCTCACCCCCTATCGCGTAGCCCTCACAAGCAACCCTCGATTACGTCAGCTCTATGGTGAGCAGAAGACCCTTGGTGCGTGGACGGAAAGTGAGTTCACAGCTAGATGTGGCTGTATGTTCCTCGCCATGGGCGCGGGATCTGCTCCTCGTGGAGCTCGAAACGAGTATGCCAGACCTGACGTGCTCTACCTCGATGACTACGACACAGATGAGGACTGTCGAAATCAAGAAACCCTAAAGAAGAAATGGGAATGGTGGGAGCAAGCGCTCTATGGTACGCGAGACATCTCGGAGCCCCTCCTTGTGCTGTGGTGTGGCAACATAATAGCTAGAGACTGTTGTGTCGCTCGAGCTGGCAAGCAGGCTAACCACTGGGACATTGTGAACATCCGAGATAAGCACGGGCGTAGCACCTGGCCTGAGAAGAACAGCGAGGAGAAGATCGACCGAGTACTATCGAAGATCAGCAAGCGGTCACAGCAAGCCGAATACTTCAACAATCCAATAGCTGAAGGGAAGATCCTCAAATTACTCCCCGTTGGCAAGGTCCCCGACCTCTCAAAGTTCCGCTTCCTGGTCGCCTATGGAGACCCTGCTTACTCCGATAGTAAAAGCCGAAAGAGCTCAACCAAGTCACTATGGCTGATGGGTAAGCACAAGGAGCGCTATTACATCATTCGTGGATATCTCGGGCACGCTACCAATGCTACATTCATCAGTTGGTACTTTGAGCTTGAGAAGTTCGTCGGTGGGGCTTGCCCAGTGTATCATTTCATCGAAAACAACAAGCTGCAAGACCCATTTTTCCAGCAGGTTTTTCGCCCTCTCTTGCACGAAGAGAATAAACGGCGGAAGATGAACCTCTACATACGACCTGACGAGAAGAAAAAGACGGATAAAGCCACACGTATCGAAACCCGCCTAGAACCGATAGACCGCGAAGCGCGATGGGTCTTTAATGTCGAGGAGCAGGATAACCCAATGATGAAAGAACTCATTGATCAGTGCAAGCTCTTTGAAATGCACCTGCCCTACCCTGCCGACGGACCAGACTCACTCGAGGGGGGGATACACATCCTTGACGAAAAGCTCCTAGAGTTGGAGCCTCCTACCACCATTGGCTTCGGCGAATTCCGACGCAACAACCCTCACAGACTATAGCACTATGCCTACAGGTAATTTCATCGATCCATCCGACTACAATAGCTCCATCCATAGAGAGATACTTGACTCACTCGTTCGGCGAGAGCGGAGCGCAGGTGTCCCCAACCCCGACTACGACCCCGAAATCGTCGAGGTCTGTGAAGACCGAGCCGTAGGTGAGATGCAAGGCTACCTCATGAAGAGTTATGATACGGAAGCAATCTTCAATGCTCGTGGATCAGACCGACACGCTCTCATACTGATGTACGCCATTGACATTGCCATTTATCACCTCTTCTCGCTTCACAACCCTTACAAGATGTCTGAGCTGAGAAAGGCTCGATATGATCGCGCCATCGAGTGGCTCAAGATGGTAGCTAAAGGAACCATTACAATTGGAGGTGCTCCACGCCTATCTGAGAGTGACCAAACCCAAAACTCCCCATGGCAGATAGAAAGTGAGCCTTCTCGACCACACCGACTATAGACATGGCAAGAACCGTAGACGAAATCAAGCGAGAGATGACCGACGCATTCATGGCCGATCCTGTCATCCGCGAGAAGTACCAGCTCAAGGAGGGGGACACCTTCCGCTCAGCCTTTTCGCTGGTCAGCCTGGAGAATATCCTCTTTTTCATCGTTGCCGCTGCGCACCATGTTGTGGAGCGCATCTTCGAGGGGCACCGCGATGACGTTGAGCGTACGCTCGAGCGTGCTATCGTGGCCACAGTGCCTTGGTACTATCACAAGGCGCTGGCTTATCAACATGGCGACAAGCTCACCATTGATGAGGCGACGATGCAGTATCGCTATGACAAGATAGACGAGAGCCGTAGGGTAGTCAAGTACGCTGCAGTACGCGACCTTGGCGGGAGCATCCAAATCCTTGTGTCAGGAGAAAAGAGCGGGCGGCCAGAAGCACTCTCGGAAGACGTCCTAAAAGCATTCGAAGCATATATCCGAACAATCAAGCCTGCAGGCGTTGTCATCTCAGTTCGTACCGCTCCTGCGGACCACATCCGCATTTCAGCGACCATCTATGTCGATCCGATGATCCTCTCCCCTCAGGGGGTACGCTATCGAGATGGTGTGCGGCCTGTTGAAGATGCTATCAACGCCTACCTCGGCGGCATCACATTCGGTGGCACATTCAACAAGACGAAGCTCGTCGACGCTATCCAAGCCGTAGAGGGGGTCACCGATGTCACCCTCGGCGACTGCTCAGCGCGCACCAATGCAGGGAACTACAAGCCCGTCGAGGGCAATAACTACACAGCCTTCAGCGGCTCAATCGTCTCAGAAGACCTCACATCAACGCTTCACTATGTGGTATAAATTCGACCCGCTCAAGTTCGCATCGGATATGCTCCCTCCTATCCTCCGTTCAAAGGTCCTCCTCGCTATCCTACGGGCAATTCTCACTCCACTCAGGAGACTCCTTGATAGGTTCAGTCTATTTCGTGGAGACGTACATCGGCGTATCAACACGACGGGGCAGACCTACTCCCTTGAGGCCGCACTCAACAATAAGTATCAGCTATCACGTGGCACGATCTACATCACTGACACCGATGATAAGCAGCTCTACCTCTACTTCACATCTGAGGGACGGGCGCCCGTGCATCTAAGACTCCCCAAAGAGCCACAAGACCCACTATTCCTGGGCTACAAAAACGAGGGGAAGCATAGCGAAGACTTCATCGTTCATGTGCCCTCATTCCTCCGAGGCGAGGAGGAGGAAATACGACGGCTAATCACCTACTACAAGCCTGCAGGCAGAACATATAAAATTGAGTTTTACGACTATGAATGAAATCCTATTCAGTGAGGGTGGGCAGCCCATATCCCTCGATGATCTCAAGACCCTCCAGGAGTCTGCGCTCACCTCAATACAAGCCTTTGCCTCAATTCTCCCCGACGGAGTGTATGGTAAGGTATACTACTCTGACCCCAACGGCCCGCGAACACTACGATGGGAAGACTCGATAGTCGTGGCCCGAGGTAAAGTTGGATTCCTCCCCAAAGGCAGCATGCCCTACAAACTCGATACAGACTACTATGCTGCTATCGTGGAAGAAGAGGGGACCACTCAAGATTTTGCCGATGGCAGTAGCCACCCCACCAGGAAGACCACCAAGGTGATCGTCACTGATGGAAAGTCTTCCCACCAGCACTACGCGAAGATGGAACGCAGAGTAGGTCTATCCCTCCCTCTAACTCAGGGCGTACTCTTCATATATGAAAATGAGGAGTACTTCAACTTTAACTGGATCGGGTCTTTCTACGTGCTTAATATCGAGACAGCGAACATCCGTATTATCCAAGGGAAAATACGTGGCACCTTTGACAGCAAGAATGAGCACATTGGGATTGCAAGAGATTCGGGGAGATATCAGGGAGAAGACCTTCTCGCATACGATGGCGGAGCGACTGTGTACGGAGATCACAACCTCCCCATTGGCACACGTCTCATCATCCACAAAGGCAAGGTGTACCTTATCGGGCCTAACGGCGCTCGTATAACCAGCTCGACAGGAGAGCATGAAATCCGCTTTACAATCATCCGCCACCTCGATATAAACAAATCATGGAACGGACTACAATAACTCTCATCAAACGTGCCGAGGCGCTCGCCTCTAAGACTGAAGCGGGCTCCATCACCCCCGAAGAGCTCGGCTACCTCATCCGCGATGTCGCCGCCCATGTCGCCGAGGTAGAGCGCGAGGGTGGAGCTCTCGGTGTACGTAAGGTGTACACCTCCATCTCGGCGATGACTGCCGACACGGCTCCCACTGGCGACGACGACAAGCCCCTGCGCCGTGGCAACCTCGTTGCCGTTTATGACGCTGCCCACCCTACGGCAGCGGACAACGGTCGTATCTACGTGTACACGGGGTCGGGCTACACGGAAGTTGCACATCTGCAGGTGCACCTTGCCAACCCCTACTCGGATGAAGACAAGGCGAAGGTAGATCTCATCAAGACCGACGCTGGCGAGGATCACTACCTCGCTGGCGACGGCACGTATAAGCCTATCCACGTCCCCGAGGCTCCTATCCAGAGTATCTCGGTGGGTGGCACTAACCTCCCTCCCGACTCTCGTGGTAACGTTGACCTCACCATCCCCAAAGCACCAGTGCAGGGGGTGGCAGTCAACGGCAGCACTGTCGCTCCCGACGACTCGGGCATCGTCAACATTGAGACCAAGAGCGGCACTGTACAGAGCGTGACGCTCAATGGGGTCAAGTCGCTCCCCGACGAGTCGGGCAACGTGGCTATCTCCATCGACGAGGTGGCCGTTGACGACACCCTCAGTGCAGAGAGCACCAATGCTGTATCTAATGCAGCAGTCACGGCCAAGCTCAACGAGGTGGAGCGTGCAACGATTGCAGGGATGGATGCTCAGCTCTCCGAGGACGAGCAGACCGTCACGCTCAAGCTCACCAACAAGCAGGGGGGTGAGGTAGCCTCTGTTGACCTTCCCGCAGGAGGAAAGGGAGGCGGTGGAGGTGATCAGCAGACCACTCGCATCATCCTCACCTCCTCGGTGTCTCAGTCCGCAGTCAAGGCTGGCGATACCGCACAGCTGACTTACACCTACCGACACGTGTCGGCAGACAACGACGAGGCTCCTACGGGCGTTCAGGCGACTATCGGCCTGACCATCCGTCGAGGGGCAACGCAGCTCCTGGAGCAGATCATCCCCGACGTATCGGCAGGGACGTACACTCTTGACCTCACACCCTACCTCACCACGGCAGGGACGGTCGACGTGCAGATTCTCGCCACGGCCACCAACGCCGAGGGGAAGACGCAGAAGCGCACGATCGCCACCTCTGTAGCCGTCTACGCCCTTGCGCTTAACTCAAGCTACTCCCTCTCCTCGGGGCTACCAGGCTATGCTACGACGGAAATCCTGGCTATCCCTTACGCTGTGACGGGTGTTGGCAACAAGACCATCACCCTCTACATCGATGGGGTGAGCTACAGCGTGCAGAGCGTCACACGTGCGGGTACGACTAACGGCACCTTCCAGGTACCCCTCCAGGGGGCACACGAGGGCCGTCACACAGCTCAGCTCATCGCCGAACTCACTATTGGAGCTAAGGAGATCCGTAGTGAGAGCATCTACTTCGACTACTACGTCGGTAAGACGGAGGATCTCCCCCGCATCGGCGTCATGCTGCGTCGACACGACGGGCATATCCTCTCCGCCGAGGAGCACCTCTCACCGCGCCTAGACGCAGAGCAGTTTGCGAGCTACAGCTTTAGCTATGCCCTTTACGACCCGCAGAGACAACCCGCAGATCTATCACTCCAGGTAGGTGACGCTGAGGCGCTGTCGCTCTCTATGGGCCGAGGTGCGGAGGTCTACACCTCACGCAGCGTCATTGCAGGAGATATCCCTGCGCGCCTATCCACGCGCCTTGACGTGAGCTACGACCTCACCATCTCCGTGCGTGAAGGTCACGTCAACGTAGGGGAGGTCACCGACGGCGTGACCCTCGCTCTCTCAGCACTCGGTCGCAGTAATTCCGAGGCTAATCCTGCCACGTGGAAGAGCAGCGGGATCGCTACCACCTTCCATCAGTTCGACTGGGCTGCGGGCGGATGGGATGGATCAGCTCTCCAGCTTGTCAACGGCTCATCCATCACCATCCCTGCGACCTTCTTTGCCACCGACCCGATGGGGCTTGGTGGTACGATCGAGCTGGAGCTTCGCACCGACAACGTCCTCTCATCGACCGGTGCGGTCGTCTCCTGTCTTGACGACAAGGGCGTCGGATTTATCGTCACGGGTAAGCAAGCCGAGCTGCGCACCGCGTCAGGTGCGGTCGTCGTCACCAAGTTTGCCACGGGTGAGTTCTATCGCATCGCCTTTGTCATCCAACCTAAGTCAGGGAGTCGCCTCCTGGAGATTTACGTCAACGGCATCCGCTCAGGGGCGGTGAGCTACGGGCAGGCGGATACCCTCCTGCAGGTTGCTCCCAAGCCCATCGACGTGACAAGCCAGCATGCCGACGTACGCCTACGCGCTGTGCGTCTTTATGGACGTGCCCTCTCCGACGATGAGGTGCTCAGCAACTACATAGCTTCCCGCCCTGACGCTGCAGAGGTCGTGACGCTCTACGAGCGCAACGATGTCCTCGGCGACGACGGAGCTGTCTCCCTCGACAAGCTCCGCAGTCAGGGTAAGAGCGTGCTGCGCATCGTAGGAAATGTTCCTCTGGTCAACGAGACCAATACCAAAAAGTTCGAGGTCTCAGTAGACATCTACTTCTACAGCGGATTTGGCAAGCAGTACGACTTCGTGTGTAAGGGGGCGGGGCTGCGCATCCAGGGGACATCCTCCACGACCTACCCCCGAAAGAACTACCGCATCTACCTCGACCGCAAGAAGAAGTACAATACCACCCTCACGGTGGGCGGCATCGAGCAGCAGGAGCTTAAGTATGCCTTTACGCCTGGAGCCGTACCCGTGTCGATCTTCACGATTAAGGCGGACTTCGCTGAGAGCTCGTCGACGCACAATACGGGGCTGGCGAAGCTCATCGACGAGACCTTCCGAAGAGCAGGCATTCTAACTCCTCCCCAGAAGGCTTCGCAGGGCGTTCGAATAGCTATCGATGGCTTCCCGATGGACGCCTTCTTCGACCTCGACGGGTCGGGTCATAATACCTACCTCGGCAAGTACAACTTCAACAACGACAAGAGTGGTAGTGAGGAGGTCTTCGGTTTCGTCAAGGACGACAAGTGTATGTGTCTGGAGTTCCTCAACAACTCCGAGCCACTCGCTCTGTTCACGACCGACAACATGGCGAGCTTTAAGACTGCACTTGAATTCCGCCACCCCGACGGCGTGGAATGGGATACTGCCAGCGAGGCACAGAAGAACGCCGTGCGCCGCCTTTGGAAGTGGATCATCAACTGCAAGGGTAATCCCACCAAGTTTAAGCGTGAGGTCGCTGACTACTTCGACGTGGATAGCCTCACGGGGTGGTACGTGCTCACCGAGTACTTCATGATGGTGGACCAGCGCGCCAAGAACATGATGCTCGCCACCTGGGACGGCGTGCACTGGCACTTCCTGCCCTATGACAACGATACGGTTCTCGGAGTGCGAAATGATGGTAAGGTCGTCTACGACTACACCATCGACGAGAATACCTTCGACGAGACGATCGGCTCCTATGCCTACGCAGGTCACGACTCCCTCCTTTGGCAGCTCGTCAGAGAGGCACTCCCCGACAAGCTCCACGAGACGGCTCAGAAGATCCGCGCTACGATGAGTAAGGAGCGAGTACTGGAGATGCTCAACGGCAAGTTCATGGCGAACTGGTCCGAGCGAGCCTACAATAAGGACGGTGAGTACAAGTACCTCCAGCCCTACACGGCGAGCTCAATCGACTACCTCTACTGTCTGCAGGGATCACGATACGCTCACCGCACAGCGATGATCAACGACCGCTTTGCACTGCTCGACGCCCAGCACCTGGCGGGGACTTACCGAGCCGATGCCCTGCGCCTCTACTTCGCTCACCAGTTCAGCTCTGACCGCAAGCGCATCAATATCACCGCCAGCGAGCGCTACTACTTCGGCTATGGTTACACCTCGAAGGCTCCTCATGTCTCAGGTGTACGTGCCGACGCTTCGGGCTCAAAGGTCTCCCTGGAGCTTGACACGGACCTCATCGTCAACGACCCGCAGAACATCTACGGCGCGAGTCGTATGGCGGAGCTTGACCTATCAGACGTGAGTGCCTACATCGTCGGCACGGCGAACTTCGACAAGTGCTACCGCCTCTCCAAGCTCAACGTCTCATGCGCCACAGGTCAGACAACCCTCACGGCGGTCATCGTAGGGGCATGTCGTGTGCTTGAGGAGCTGAGTGTAGCGGGGCTACGCTCCCCTTCATTCCGCTCGCTCGACCTCACGGGCAACCCTCGCCTGAAGAAGCTCGATGCGTCGAACACGGTGCTTACAGACATTGTACTAGCTAACGGCTCCCCCATCACAGAGCTTCGTCTACCCGAATCGCTAACGACGCTTCGACTTCGCTACCTCCCCAAGCTCACTACAGAAGGGATCGTAGGTCTGAACTCTGAGACTGTCACCCGCCTCTGGTATGAGGGATGCCCACAGATCGACTGGGAGGCTCTCCTGGAGCAGCTCACCGCTGTGACACACCTACGTATCGTCGGCATCGACCGCACGGGTGACGTTGCCTGGCTCAACCGCTTCCTCAGCAAGGGGGGGATCTCTGCATCGGGATCACTCACCACGACCTGTGCGCTCGTAGGGACGTACCGACTAACGCAATTCATCTCAGATGTCGAGTACGACAAACTCGCTGCTCACTTCCCCGAGCTCTCTATCCGACAGCCTGAGTACACAATTGTCGGTTACGTCAACCGCACGGTGGATAAGCAGGGCTTCCCCCAGGAGGTGCTAGCCACGGATAGATGGTTCAACCACGACAATCAGACGGGCTTTGGCTTTAACAAGCCCTACACCCCCTCGGGGCATCTGCTACGCATCTTCAAGGCGCGCCATCGCTGGCGTGGTCGTGAGGAGAAGCGCGGGGAGATGGTGGTCTATCCGCTCAGGGATGACCACTTCGGCTACTACGCTGATGGGCTCACACGAGACCTTTCTACGCCGACCAACCTAGCCGATGCCGAAGAGGGTGGCATTTGGGTAAACGAGCCACACTACTGGTACAAAGGCATCCACGATGGGGACACTTGCACCGACTACCAGGTGTATAGTTCGCTCCTTGATGAGCCTCGCCGTCCAGAAGGGAAGCTCTATGATCTGAAGGCGATTGAGAGTAAGTTGAAGCCCGTACTCCAACACTATATCCGCTGTCCTAAGGGGTCGGAAGGCAAGAACATCTCTGAGTGCATCTACAAGTACCGCGCGGGCTACACCAACGAGAACGCCTGCAACCTCTACTCGTACATCAAGGTACCTGTCAAGGGGTATAAGAGGGTGAAATTCCCCCTGTGCAACAACGGATACAGCAACTCCGACGACCCAAAAGACGAAGTCAAGCATCAAGGATACTTCCAGCCAGAGCCCTATACCGATCGATTTAGGTGGGAGCGAGGATGCATGATCTCAGCGGTCTTCACGGATGCCGATGGTAAGATCCTTAAGGTCATCCGACTCTCCAACATCGAGTACCCGCTCTTTGTGTTGGACTACGTCGCAAGCATCCCTCACGGCGCAGCCTACCTCTACACCTCTGTCCTCACCGAATTCATCGACTCGGAGATGGAAATATGGCTGACCAACTCATCCAACCCTGCCGACTGGGAGCCCCATTGGCAAGAGCATAAGGAGGCCTTTATATCAGCTGTTCCGATGCACTGGCAAGAGGGCGAAAGTCTCCCCGAGATGACTATTGGGGAGAGGAAGAGGCTCGGCAAGCAGGGCGAAATGCAGTACAAGTTCATGCTTCTGCATTCGATGTACGACCAGCTCTCTTATGAGGAGTACAAGGACCTCCGCAACCTCCTCTGGGCACATCACGGCAACTTCAAACTGCGAGATATCTATGGATGGGGAGATGGAATTACCGAGAACGAGGCGTACTTCAAGGGCTTTTTCTCGCTACCCGAGGCGGGGATGGCAGGCACCACCGCGCGCAACCTTCAAGGGAAGATTTCCGAACGTCCTGGCGTCATCGTACAGGATGGCAATCGCAACCCCATCTACAAGGAGTGTCCTTATCCAACGGCCTTCGGCTATATCTGGCTGCCCAGCTCGTTCATGCTCTCGCTGTCAACATACACGAAAGAAGGTGCTTACTGCGCGCACTCCAAGAATGATGCTGTGCGTGGCGCTGTCACCACGCGAAGAGATCATGCAAGCATAGGCGATCACTACAATGCCCTTGTGTGGATGCGTGAGTGGAGACACTTTGGAGGCGTTGAGCGCCGCATTCACCCGCTCGGAAAATACGAGCGCAAGGAGTATGCACTGGAGACGTCAGTACTCCAGGTCGTGGGTGGTCGATATATGGACATTGTCACGCGAAAGAATGGGGGGAGTCAAAATGTAGGATGCGCCATGCGCAACCTCTTTGGCGAGCTCCTCAACGACAACGAGGTGTATGCAACAAACACCGAGACATGGGGTAGGAACGCCGACGGCGGGGTTTACACCAAATGGGACTGGACACGACAATTCCTCGTCCCCATCTTCCGCGGCAAGGTGATCAAAGCCTCCTCCCCCGAAGAGCTCCGCAAGCTCAAGCACTACAAGTTCCTTCTTGACGAAAGACCAGACCTCAGCAAATGGTAACGACAGATCGCCAAATTGGCAACCCCTATATGAGCGGTAAGCTCCTCTACTGCATCGACCCGCTCAATGAGCGCTACCTCCTCGCCTACGACCTCCAGGAGATCGACAGCGAAGAGGGAGCTCCAAAGCAGTACACCTATCTCACCGAAGTATTTGACCACCGCCCCTCTCTCCATGAGGTGGCGGAGGTCATCTACCGCCCATACAACGATCTCTGCGACGATCGGGTGCTTCGTGGCTTCAGCTACACGACGCTGGAGGAGACACCCGTGACTCGCCACGTATGGCTGGACGAGACCAACCAGCGCAACTTCCTCGGCGAGTTCACCTTCGCCAAGCTCTTTGACGGCGTCAATCTGCCGACCATCATCAAGATGGGGCTTTCCGAGGATGAGGCCTACTATTATCAGGTCTCCACGCTCAACCAATACAAGCACTTCATCCTCTCGGCGCTTGGCCACATCAAGCAGTGTCTCTCCGAGTGCTGGACAGCAAAGCAAGCAGTAGATCTCACACCTTACACCCTTGACAGCAATGGCACGGAAGTCAACAACTAAAGCCTCGCGCCGCATTATAGCGGGGGGAGACTCTGTACAAGAGGCAGACATTATTCTCTCTGCCCCTGAGCTGTTCTATTTCGACATCAACAAGTATATCCGTAGCATTAAAGCGGCGTCAAGCATCAACTTCAGCTATCGTACGCAGCTCTACGACATGTATGAGTCAGCCTTCCTGGACCTTCACCTTAGTGGCGTTGTGGCCAAGCGACTCAGAGGGGTTACAAAACTGCCTATTGAGTTCCAGCGAGACGGGGTTCCTGATGACGAGCTGAACAGACAGCTCGCCTCGCCCTGGATGAAAGAGCTGCGAAAGGATATCATTATGGCTGATTTCTGGGGATACTCGCTCTTCCAGTTCTACCTGGACGAAGAAGGGCGTCTGCGCTATGACCTGATCCCTCGCAAGCACTACGATCCGATCAACCAACGCTTACTTCGCTCCCAGAATGACACCGAAGGGCGGAGCATTGAGGAGTTCGAAAACATGCTTTTCGTTGGTAAGGAGCGCTCTCTAGGCATTCTTGCTGAGTTGATGCCCGCCATACTCTACAAGCGCAACAATATCGGTGACTGGGCGAAGTTTTGTGAGCTATTTGGCATCCCGATCCGAAAGTACACCTATGACGCAGGAGACGAGGAGACCCGCCGTCGCGTGCTCAAGGATGCCATGGGACAGGGGGTAGGCGCTGTCTACATCATGCCGAAGGAAAGCAACATGGAGATTATCGAGGCTGGCAATAAATCGGGGTCATCAGAGCTTTACAAGAGCTTTACAGACTATTGGGACCGCGCCATCTCTATCCGTGTACTCGGAAATACGCTGACTACAGACGCCAGTAGCACAGGCACACAGGCTCTTGGCACCGTACACAAGGAGGTTGAGGAGGAGGTTAACGAGGATGACTGCTTCGCAATCCTCGACGTGCTCAACTACTACCTCCTGCCGATCTTCGAAAACCTCGGTTTTAACGTTTCGGGGGGAGAGTTCGTCTACGCCAAGCGTGAGCGGCACGATCCATCGCAACGCGCAGACCTCTACCTCAAGGCTCAACAGCTCGGATTACCTCTTGACCCTGACGAGATGTACGAAACTATGGGCATCAAGAAGCCCGATGACTACGAAGAGCAGATGGCTATTAAGGAAGAACATCGCAGGGCGATTGCCGAAGCGCTTGAAGAGCCTTCGAAGGGAGACAAAACGTCCTCAGAAGAACCTTCGAGGGAGGACGCAAAGGGGAAAAAGTCCATCAAAGACAGCCTTGCTCGTTTTTTCGGCTTAGCCCCAGGGGAGACTCCTCTCGGGGCGGACAACGACTTCTGATCAACGAGCTCTACTATGGTTGTCCCTGCGCCTCTTGCTCATCCATAAGCAACTCCACACCTCCCGAGGCGGTATTCTCCCCCGAGGTGATGGAGGGCTTCCTCCGAAAGATATACGATGGATTTGATGTGTCTAACGACATTGAGCCAACAGCATGGAGGGAGGTGCTGCGCGTGATGAATTCAGGGACTATTTCTGGGCTGTCGGATAGCAAGACCCCTCCTACGCATGAAGAGAGCTTCTTGCGCAGCATACGGCACTCCAATGAGGTGTTCTCCGCATTCAAAACCCACGCAATAGGGACAAAGATGGCAGAGCGACTCATCGGGGAGGACGGGAAGCTCCGCTCCTTCGAGGAGTGGCGCAAGGCTGTTGCACCCATCGCTCGCCATCAGGTAGGCTCGTGGCTTCGCACCGAGTACGACACCGCTGTCATACGTGCTCATCAGGCGGCCGACTGGCTCGAATTCGAGGCCAATAAGGACATCTTCCCCAACCTACAGTGGATGCCTACCACATCGGTATCTCCCGAGTCAAGCCATCAGGTATTCTGGTCGAAGCCCGTCATCCTCCCCGTGGATGACCCCTTCTGGCAAGAGCATCGGCCAGGTGATCGATGGAACTGTAAGTGCTCTTTAGACGCCACCGATGCTGACGTGCAACGGCTCGACACCGAAGAGCGCAAGGAGGCTGCAAAGCCAGAGCATCAGGCACAGCGCGGACTTGAAGGGAACCCCGCCTATAAGGGGCTCATCACCGATAAGCATCCTTATTATCCCGAGAGCTGCGCCAAGTGCCCGTTCTACTCCTCTAAGGGTATTAAGGGGTGGGTGCGTAAGCACCTCTCTAATCGTGTCAAGGACTGCCATAATTGCCCGCATGTCGATCTTAAGATCTTCCAGGCCAAGCTCAGCGAGCAGTACCCCCTTGACCGATGGGAGCACACCTTTATTTCGGATTCAGGAGGGTACGTCGTGACGGAGCGCTTAAGGATCAAGGAAGGCAAGGTAAACTCTACCGAGCGAGACAAATTCAACAAGGAACTTGAGACGGCTAAGGTCATGGCCAAGCATGGGTTCGCAATAGTCTACCTTGGGGAGAGCGGTCGAACACAGGGAAAAACCTACGATATCTTACTAAATGGGATCAGCTGTGAGATCAAGTGTTTTTCAGGCAAACAGGGAGGCGCTATCGAGGAGCAGCTCAAGTATGCATTCAGCTCCCAGGGAGCTAAGACGGTTGTTGTGCGCTTAGAGGAGCGAGGCGGACGTGCATACGATAAACTTACGACCTGCCTCAAAACGCAGAAGCTACTTAAGGATAAGCCGATCTACTTCTTCTGGATGGATACCCCCGAAGAACTGGAGATATTCCCCAGCCGTGAGATTATCAAAATAAAATAAGGGGCTGAAGCAACAAGCTCCAGCCCCCTGTGGATATCGGAGTGGAATCTTACGACCCCTCTCCTCCCCCTTTCGGGATACCACAAATATAATCAATATATATGTAAATGCAATCCGCTAAACTCGTTAAGGTCATTGCCCGCCTCACCGCAGAGTACGAGAAGGAGATTAACGTGGTCTTACCGCGCAAGGTGGCGGTTATGGCTAAGCAGCACTTCAGGAACAACTTCCGACAGTCGGGGTTCGTCGATGGAGGCTTACGCCCATGGCAGCGTGCCCAGCGAGAGGGGGGATCGAGCACCTCAGCTCAGTACCGTACGCTTACCTCTGCACGCAACCACTTAATGAGCAGTATCGAAGCTGTGCCGAGTAGGGCATCTGTACTGGTTTACAACCCCGTTGCTTACGCCCGCATTCACAATGAGGGAGGTATGCTCATATCCAATCCTACGGTCACGCCAAAGATGCGTAAGTATTTCTGGGCGCAGTACTACCACGCAGGAGGAAACAAGGGGGGAGAGGCTGCCGAGAAGTGGAAGCGCATAGCATTAGGTGCGCGCGACAAGCTGATGATCAAGGTACGTATGCCTAAGCGACAGTTCATCGGCGAGAGCAAGGAGCTCCGAGTGCGCATCAACGAAGAGATCATCAAGAGTATTAACAAGGTTAGCGACAACGCACTCAAAGAATAACTATGGAGTATATTATTTTACCCATAATACAGCATGTAGCAGGGGGATTATCAGAGCTCAGCTTGGTTGACGAGGACTACGGTCAACTGGAGGTTATCGATGATGATGGGAGAGAGATGTACCCGATCACTTATCCAGCTGTCTTGATCGACCTTGAGCAGGTTGATTGGAGTGAACTAGCTGGTAAGAGCCAGATGGGCGAAGCTCGCCTCAAAATACGCCTCATCATTGACTGCTACGATGACACTCACAGCGGGAGTGGCACTGAAGGACGCATCATTGAGCGAGAGGACTTGCGTAAAAGGCTACACGGGCTACTAGAGGGATTTCGTCCGACCACAGAGTCATCGGGGCTTACACGCGTCGAGAGCAAATTCTACACTTGGAATCATGGCATCAAAGTCTACCAAGAGGTGTACACCTGCCGTATCTCGGAGGTTATCACCCCTCAAATAGGGTGGGCTGGAGATCCTCCGTCGATTCGCATACAGCTCTCTTCCTCGGCCCACGAAACCCCGTAAACTCTCTCTTCGGAGCCTCTGAAGGAGTATCTTTGCCGTTAATAATGGAGCGCAGTATATGTAAGATTGTACCCTCGGCAATAAAGAATTCCTGCTCCAGGATCTCGAATACCGCAGAGTAGCGCATACGACGAACATCCAGCAGGTAGCGATACCTCTGGTACAGCTTTTGGTTGCGTTGCTCTATGAGCTCTTTACTTCGACCCTTGGGCATATTACTGATGTGGTGGGGATTATCTATCACAAAGATACCTCCAATATACCTCTCACAGCAAATAATTGAGGGGGCGTGTAGCTGTTGCCACACGCCCCCTCAATCGTTGTAGGTCTGCTTAGTAGTCGGGGTGAGCTCTTAGCAGGCGCATCGTCTCGTACCAGCCAGGGAAGCCTCCGAGGTTCTTGTCGTCGATGTAGACATTGGCATAGACCTTTTTGCCGCCATCGCCATAGATCGCGAGGTTCTCAGGCTCGTGGTCATTCACTCGGTCAAAAGGGATGCCCTCCTCCAGGAGCCAGTTGATCGCGTTGACAAGCAGCTCTCCTGTTCGGCAAGTCCAGATGATGATGTAGTGACCCTTTTCGCGGAGCTCTTCGAGGCTCTTTTTCGCCCCTGGCATCACACCCCCGATATTTGGATAGGCACTCTCACAGAGTGTGCCGTCGAAGTCAACAGCGATGATCATACGTCAGTCTCTTTAGGTGCGACATACTGATACACATCGAGGATGCCGAGGTCTGCAATGCTGACGATCTCATACGAGGAGAGGCTCTCGCTGAGGTGAGACTCCAGAAGCGTCGCGGCTGAGAGCAAGGAGTCCTCTCTGACCACCATTGCCACGGAGGTCTTACGCTCATGCCCCGAGCTCGCATCCAGCGTAATCAAGTCGACCTTCCCGCGGTAGTAGTTGCTACCGTTGTTACTGATCAGCATATCTGCCAATCTCATCGGGCGGATGTTCACCACTTCGAGCACCCCGCACGAAACGAAGGGTGTTACCTCCTTGATGATACGCTCCTCAGCCTCCGTGAAGGAGAGGGCATCCACCAGATAGCTTTCGGAGACCTTTCTAAGTCCCATCTCGTCGCCCTGGCGTTCATAGGCGACAGTGCACAAATACCATTTATTCATATTTCTTCTTCTGTTAGATTCTGCGCAGATCCCCTGAGATCGTACGTCATACTTCGACCATCGATAGGGGGATGTTGACCCACTTGCCTTTCTCATCTTTCTCCTCTGCACGAATGAAGACGCGCGTCCACTCTGCGAGGAAGGCTTCCTTAATGATAGTCACGCCTCGTGCAAAGCGTGGGTCTGCCACCATTTCGACATACTTATCAAGCTGGATGACGTTCTCCGCCTGCAGTTGACCGCGACCATCACGTGAGAGGAGGTCAAGGATGATGCGCACGAGCTTCTGCGACTTCTCACCATCAGCCATCGACGCGAGTGACTCTTCGATGAGGGAAATACCTGCGTCCGCCGTTGCATCATAAGAGACCTTTTTGTACTTACCGATCGTGATGCGCTGATCGCACTGCTCGTTTCGGAAGGAGTGCTGCCCCTGCTCCTTCCCCCCGATGAGGGAGATCTTAAGTTCCAGAAGCGAGCTAAAGGCGGAGAGGACGCGCATCTTCGCACGCTTGAGAGCTTCATTCGCAGCCTTCAGCTCTCCGAATGTCTCGGAGACCGTCTCCTCGCAGAGCTTGCGGAAGTCCTCGCGTTCATTCTTGGCACGCTGCTCTTCTTCGCGTGCTTGCTCTTGTTCTTTGAGGCGCTGAAACTCTGCCAGCTGCTCTTCGGTGATTTCCACCATCTTGTTTTCTTGTTGTTCCATCTTATTGCATGATTTTAATGGGTGATTCTACTCCGTCGCGGTAGCGCTTGTCCATTCGCTGCTTCACCGCTTCGATCTTCCAGCCGAGCGAGTTATAGCGACTGCGCTCTGCTGGCGTCGCCGTGTCGGCTCGTATTCGCTTGAGGAGCTCTTCACGCTCCTGCTCGTACATCTCGATATCCTGCTGGTAGGACTGCTCAAGATGACGCTTGGCAGCCTTGTCTATTCGTCCCATGTGTCATTAGTTAGGTAGTTGTCCTTTGGTCATCTCGGCACCTAACGCTACCCTGCGCTGTTCGTAGTCCTTCAGCTCCGCCTTATTGCGTATTGACAGCATCTTCACACGGAGCGTCTTCAGTTCGGGGATCGTGAGGTATCGAAAGGGCTTCCCTGCGATACGGGGGGTACAACAGAAGCGGTCAACGGCATCCCAGTCGGTGGTGTCGATACCATAGAGTTGGAATTGCTTTAGCACCGCCGATCGAGCCTTCTTCTTCTCCTCGAGGTTATCCACCTGGGAGCGAAGCGCCGAGATCATCTGATTGTATTCTCGGTCGGTCATCTCCTTCAGGGAGGAGGTGCGACCGCCTGTCCACTGATCGACCAGATCTTCTTTAGTCGCCCCTGGCATCCTCTTGAGCAGGGCGAAGAAGACAGCATAAGAATCACGCTTTGCCATCGCTCCCTTCCGTCTGATTATCCAACTGCTCCTGAATCTCTTGATGGAGTGCCTCATTTTGCTGACGCAGCTTATTGATCTCCTCCTCCTTTTTATCCAGCGTCTCGTCGTCCAGCTCGTTCATCGACTTCAATAGCTGGCAGAACATCAAGCTTCGCGAGAGATCTATCTTAAGAGCCTCTTTCTCCGCTTGAAGCCTTTTGATCTCCTCACTGCGCGGATGCACGGATAGTAGATTCGTGAGTAGTAGTGTGACTAGCCCAATAAGGGCGCCAACCATTACATAGGTCATAATTCTTATTGATTTAGTTAGTATTGATTTCGCATTCGGTATCTGTTTCTAAGCCCCAGTACTTCACCTCAGCTTCCGCCCAGATGCTGTAGTGCTTACCCGCCTCGGGGATGAAGCGCCCCTTACAGATGGCACGGTAGCCCTGCACGAGTATTTTCATATCGGCATCGTACTGCACCTTGGTAGCTGTCGAGCCGTAGGGCTTGTCCCCGTCGGCGTGTGAGATGAAGATGAAGAGCTTCTTGGGGTGCGCCTCCTTAAGGCGCTTGTAGTCGTTGTAGTTGAGTCCTGTGTATTGGAGGCTATCGATGATGATGAAGTCGGGGCTGCGCTGCTTCTTCAGGCGTATGTTGAGGTCTTCCATACTCTCACGGTCAAGGATGAGGAAGCGCCCATCAACATCGCCCATCTGGCACCGCTCCATATTTTCCTGAAAGGAGAGCCCGATAGACTCCTCAAGGGAGTTGTAGGCGACCTTGCCGTACTTGCATAGCTCTCGAGCGAGCTGCATCGCAAAGGAGCTCTTGCCGTTTGCCGATTGTCCCCAGATGAGCCACACCCCCGCCCTCCCAGGCTCGCCGAAGGCTTCCCTCCAGCGCCCCTCGAAGGGGATCGAAGGGACTTTCTTTGCCAGCACCTCGCTGGCGGAGTATGCTCGTGCCATCTCTATGCCCCTGCTTGTAGTTTCAGCTTCTCTATCTCTGTGTAGACCTTGCGAAGTCCGCCCGACTTTCGAGCGAGGCTGACGGCATCGACCCCCTCGGGGGCGTTGAGCTTGGCGACCTCTACCGCCTGCTTCAGCATGAAGCTCTTACGTTCCTCACCATCCTGTGGGGTGACCTTGCGGTAGGCATCACCGAAGCGACTGAAAAGCTCCGTATAGCCTACCTTGCAACAGTCGATGCTTCGCTCGATTTTAGCCCTCAGCCCATCGGCCCCCATCATGTACCAACCACATGAGCGCTCCGTAGCATTCCACAGCGCCTTGAGCTCAAGGAAAGCTTCATACTGGAGGTCACCTGCTTCGTCGAGGATGATCAGTGGCTGATGCAGCCCCTTGAGGTAGTAGACCAGGTCGGCATATACCTCTTCATAGCGTCCCTTAGCGTCCAAGCCAAAGCCGATAGCGATGGAGCGGACCAGGCGGACCTTCGTCTTCGTCTGCGAGCAGTCGATATATACGACGTGCTTGTGTGTGCGGGCGTAGTGGCGAGCGCTGAAGGTCTTCCCTATGTTAGGGATGTCGCACAAGAGGGCGCTAAGGCTGCGCTCCTGGCAGGCTTCCAGCTGGCTGGTGATGTAGGAGTAGGTATCGGTCTTCGCTACCTTCCACTCGATCTCCCCGCGCAGGGGTACGTTGAGGCGGCGTGCAAGGCTGAGCCACGCTGAGTCGCTCAGCTGTTTGTCGAGCTTCCCCTTCTTGATAGTGGAGTAGACGCTCGAGGAGATCCCGATAGCCGTAGCGTGCTTGGCGTCACTTGGGTAGTTCGCTCTGTCGGCGAGGATCGCCGTGAGCGTGCGTTCTTTGAGTTCGTTACTTAGTTGCATGGCGTACTGCATTTAGTGCGTTTTCTGAGAATCGGTCTTCGCGGAAGACAATCTGGAGCCCACATACGTCGGGGTAGCATACCGCCAGACCGAATTCATCGTAGCGGTTAAGTTCGTTGTACTTGTCGCCCCCGAGGAGGTCTACAAGCTCATCCATCGTGTAGATGGTCGTGTTGTCATACTTCTTCATTTGAGTGTCGGTTTATTAGTTTCTTTGCCCACCGAGAGAATTGCTTTTCCTCGAAGTAGACCTCTTTGCTATCACTTTTATAAGCCTTACCGAAGGATCCTCTCTTTCTTAGTCGCTTGGCTCTTTCTTCGCCAAGAATTTCTATGAGATCGGTCCACATATAGCAAGCCTCAAATATCACTGTCATCTTCATATTAGTCTGGGCTGAACGTTTGCATCGTTAGGCTCGACATAACTTCTTTGCTGAAGTTCTCTTCTGCATAGATTAGTCCATCGTAGAGGTCGGGGATGAATAGAGCTAAGCCAAAGCCCCCTATCTTGTTCCTCTCATTGAATCCATCTGCGTCAAATGCCTCAATGAGCTCCTCACGAGTCCAGTACTCTTTACCATTGTATTTCATTTCAATCCGATTTAATTAGTATTCGTATGCTGTTATAAGTCTGCCATAGCGCGCATGCGGGCTTCTTCAGGACTGCTCTGCAGGTAGTCGTCTGTATGCTCATCTCTGATCTCGCCGTCTTCGTCTCGCCTCATCGGGCTAATCTCGATCGGCTTGAGGTCACGCAGCTCCGCAAGGGCATCCTCCCTCATGATGTGAAGCTTGCGAGGCTTACGTTCGGTGTGGTAGACCTCGAGGTCCTTCACACGTTGGAACTCTTGGTGCATGCGGTGGTGATCGTCCTCCGTCTGCTCCAGGACGGCCTCCTTGAAGTGATGGATCTCACGGGCGGTCTCTAGGTAGCGACCGCCTTCGTAGACATATACCTCACTCATGTCGCCCTCGGTCTGCTCCCACCAGTAGACATCCACCTTACCATCTCTATTCTTCAGCTTGCCGATAGCCTGAGGACTGAGGCTGAAGTCTCTGTAGTTAGCCCTAATCTGACCTCGGCGCACCGAAGTAGATCGGTGTTCTCCTATGAGCATGGCCACCTTGTGAATATCTATGGCTGCTAGGTGAGGACTAACGTTCTCCATGAGCACCTGCCATCGGCTACGTCCACCGTACCATTCTGTGTTACTATGAGGAGCAGCATTATACTTGCGGATGAGATCCATGTAGTAGGCTACTGCCACCTCATACTCCCAGACCTCCTCATTGAAGCGGTCATTGTCTTCATCGAAGCTCTTATTCTGCACCGTGCGGTTTGTCTCTCTACGTGCGAAGGGACGGCCCACATTGGGGATATTGTCTTTCTCTACGCCATACTTAAAGAGACGGTTGAAGTGCTCGGCTGCCTTCGCCTGAGAGTTCCCTGGACGCTGATAATCGGGGAGGGGGAAGAGCCCTCGTCCATCGGGTGCCATAATCGTATCCTTGAAGTCCGACACAAGGTGCTGCTCGACTTGAGCCTGGTAGGGGCAGGGAAGGTTATTGGCGATCAGCGTGCGGAAGAGATCCCTCAGACACTCAATGACTAGGTTATGTCGCTTCTTACCGCTGAAGGAGACACCTATGATCGCCTGAGAGCACACATCATAAGCGAAGTACGCCTTTAGAGCGACCTTCTCCGTCCGACCATTCTCTCTCCAGAGTACCTTGAATTTTAGGTCTCGGTCGTCAAGGCTGATCATCGAGAGGCTCTCTACTGGGCGATCACGATTCACGTAAGCACCCTGCTTGCTCTTATACGTCTGATAGTCGTCTCGAGCTCGGCTACGTAGTGCCTGAGCCTCTGGAGTGCTTAGTGCCTTCTCGATAGTGGACTCTGAGAGGTGCTTAAACTTGCGTCGGTCATACAGCTCTCCATCGGCATCGCAGAGGCTGATTAGCCCATCCACAAAATCATTGTACTGCTGGGAGATCGTCGAAGCATAGGGATTAGAGTCCTGCTGTGTGAGATCCAGGAGGAGACGGAGTGTATCGTAGTCGACCTTTCTCGTCTGCTGATTCCCGAACTTCTTACTGATAAGGCTCTCATAGCCTCGCTCATCGAACTCACGCATCGCCTTGCGGAAGCGCGCTGCGCTCTGAGGGAGCGTGTGTCCGACCTCCTGACGGTAGTAGCCGATAGCGCTGGCGAGCTGCTCCCATCTGATGGTCTTCTTGCCTCCCATGACGCGCTTGAGAAGGCGCATATCGGCCTGGAGGTTCTTCACAGCCATCAATACAGAGGCATTCACCGTGTATTCTTCCGTCAGCTGAGCGATGCGCTCGAGCGGAAGCGAGAGGTTTAGCTCTCTCAGACGCTTCGGGTAGTACTCCATTGCACCTCGATCGCGGCGGTAGTGGTCGCTGAACCACTTGCGGAGCGTTGCGACATGGACGGCATCGCCTCCGAGGCGCTGGTCTACCTTATCGCGAAGCTCCAAAGGCAGGCTGTCGTAGTCGACAAGGACGCTGCCACCCTTACCGCCTCCCTTCCGAAGGACCTTTATACGCCCTCGATTCACCATATTGCGGTAGTTGTAGGGGCTAATCACGGGCGCCAAGCACTCGGACTGATCTTCGATAGTCCGTCGATCCTCAATAAGGTCAGAGAGATCGATGGCCGTAGCTTTTCCGTAGTGCTGAAGCATGGCAATTATTTTAGCTCCGACGCCGTCGCCTGTATAAGCGAGAGCATCTGCAGTGTGACATTGTGATAGGTGGCGACAAGCTTACCACCATACTCAAGGGTAGCTTCACTGGAAGCTTTGTCAACGGTAATGACTGCGCCATTAGTGAACGTTTGAACCATCTTGCCCTCCGCATCGTGTATCGTCTCACACTCAGGGGCGGTGCAGTAGACCATCCCCCCACGCTCAAGGGCGAGCTGGCGAGCACGTTCGGACTGCTCCCCATGCCGACGGAAGGTCAATGCAAGGCTCAATGCTCCGTCCGTGAGACCCGTCTCCTTCTGGATAGCACGGCGGTCTTCGGTGGTAAGTCGGATTTGTCTTTCCATATTATAGTTGTGTCTTTAGGCTCCCCGAGGCGCCAACCTCGGGGATGCC